GACCTGATTGCTGAAGACGGTCTGCATGAGGAGGCTGTCTTTCTGGTAATCCTGCGCTTTCTGCATCCGCAGTGAGATTCCGTCGACAGTGAACTTAAGGCCGCCTACGGTGTTAGCAAAGCGCTCCTCAGCTGACATCTTAAGGAATTCATCTGCTGCACGGTCATCCAGTATTGTCCGCAGCTCATCCTCATCCATGTCGTCAGAGAACTGAGCGCAAGTCATCCAGCTCTTTTCGAGGATGCACTGGATGTGCTCTTCGATGGCTTTGCTTAATCCTGAGAAGACAGAAGTAATCGTCTGATTCGCCTCAACTATCTGTGTTGCGGGGACGTCCTTGCGGGGCTGCATCCCCTGTCTGATATCTGAGGTGAGGGCGGCGCGGTTAAACTCCTGCTGCATGGTATTAAACATTTCCATTGCTTCGGGCGGAACCTCTCCGGTGTCTAGCTTCTCAATTGCGTGCGCTCCCGGAGGGGCCATGCTGTTGAGGTTAAGTGATGTTCCAGGAAGGATGCCGCCTGAGACCTGGCCGGGATCTTCCAGCCAGTCCTGCCGGATCTGCGTGACTGAGTTCGCAGCCCTCATAGCACCGTCGAGCATCAGGTTATAGAGTTCGTTCGCTGCGATGTTGTGCCGCGTGGGTGAGTCCATAAGGGCTCGGGGCCAGACTCCGTAGGGCGCCTCAAGTAGCGGAGTGACCTCATAAGGACTCTCCTGGTGCCAGAGCGGATTCTGTGTAGGGGGGCGAATAATCCAGCGGTCATTAGCTATGGTGACGACACAGTTCTCATGCTCGACGTTACCGTTGTCATCAAGCACGGTGCCCCAGTACTCGGTGAGTTTCACCCGGTTACGGAAGTTGCGCGTCTCGTTATTCTGGTTCGTCTTCCGGAGCTCATCAAAGCGCTCTTCTGCGTCTTCTTCCTGGCTCTGGTGCTCAATCTGCCGCACGACTGACTTATCATAAATTGCGTCCTCACCCTCAGAGAGGGCGACAAGCTTATGGTAGTCCATCCACATGTTCTCGGCTTCACCGAGGCCTTCACCCGTGGGGTCCGGGTAGTAGTTAAAATCATTCACGAGGTCTAAGCAGAGCTGCCAGCCGTATTTGTTCGCGTAACTTAGCTTAGCCTTCCGGCCCTTACCCTTCTCCGCTACGTACATGGGGGTTGGCTTCTGGTAACCGTGCACCTTCGTAATGAAAACTGAGCCGAGGAGACCTGACTTAACCCCGCGGACGATGTGCTTTAAGATGTCAGCCTTAGTGAGCTGAAAGCGCATAATCGCCTCAATCGTAGAGGGCGCAATCTTTAGCTGATCAGCCTTGCGTGAGTTCCTTGCCTTAGTGCGCCACCAGTTATCCCCGATGTCGACTAGTGCCTGCTGAAAGAAGGCAGCTGTCTGCTCGACAGCCATCGGCTGCATGCTGAGCGTCTCTCTGCTCTGACCGGGGATCTTATGCGAGAAGTTATGCCGCTCCCAGTAGCAATCCCAGTTCTGCCGCGTCTTAAGGACGCGCTGCCACTTCGCCTGCTTGCTGTTCTTCCGGAATTCCGTCACGAAACGGATGACCGGGTCTCCCTCGGCTGCTTTCCCCTTACCCTTAGCTGCCATAGCTCACTCCCCCTATGCCGTACTCTTCGCGGTTACTGTCTTCCTCTGCTGCTGCCTCACTCTCCGCGAAAGAGTAACGAGGGGCAGGAACCTCAACGCTTGCCTTCTTGCCGAGTAAAGTCACGGCCCCCCCGCATAAGTACTGCAGGGCATCGTGAGGGTGCGAGAAACGGTCCTTCACTGGCTCTGGCTTCCCCGGGACTACTATCTTATAGCGGTCCGGGTAGTGGTAGCCGCCGGAGAACCCCTTCGCTAGAGTGGGGGCGGTCTTCGGATTAAGCCTGAAGTTCGCTCCGTCTCGTGTCTGCCCGAGCAGGAAGTGCTCAACTGACTTCCTTCGGTCCTCCCAGCTTACTGGGCCGGGGAAGATGTTCTTCAGTCCCTGCGCTGCCATCTCAAGGGCGCAGCTCTTCTCTGAGTCAATCTGCCCTTTGGCTAACCCCGCCGGGTCAATGTAGTGGATGAAGTCTTTCTTCTGATCCCGCCAGGCCGGGTAGTGCTGCCTTAGGTCTGACATCACAACGGGGCAGAACTGCTTAATCCCCTGGTTCTCGCTGACATACTCCCGGAGGATAATAAGCTTCTGCCCTTTAAGCTGACCGACCACGCAGGCCGGAGTGAGCCCGAAGTCCCAGCCGCACAGCAGCGGCAGGCCTAAGTCAGGCTCAAGCTCCTCATAGGTCTCATGCCGGTCCTTCCGGTAATCCTCAAATACTGGCTTACCGTCAAAGGCGTCCCACTGCCTCTCGTATTCCACCATGTAGTCTTTGATGGGCATGCTGTTGCGGACAGCCTCACGGAAGGTGTCACTGCGCTTAAGCGGGTTCGCCGTATAATGAAGGTCAAAAATCAGGTAACCGTTCTTCGGGTTATGCCAGATTATTACTGAGTCGTTTCCGAAGGGGTACTTCTTCGGTGGCGTCTGCTCCTCGTCAATTGCGCCGTCGTCATCAAAGCGGTCGTACACCAGGCGCTGAAAAAAGCCAGGGCTCCGAGATGAGATGAATGTAGCACGTCCTCCCCCTTCGAGTGTCGGTGATGCTCCCTTGTAGAACTTCTGCGCGTCCTCCCAGAATGCTGACTCGTCACCCAGGAGGCCAGAAAAGGTAAACTGCCGGAGCTGATCCGCCCCCATGGGGAACCCTTGAATCTTGCTGTCTATCTCAGGGAAGGCCAGTTTAGCGGGCTTAGCCCCGGTCTGCTTCTTCGGGAGGAGGTTCCGCGGAATCTTATCCGGCGGAATGTGATCATAGATGAATTCTGCGCGGGCGACTAATTCTGCGGCGTCATCCTCTTTCTTACTCACGAAGGCTATGTCACGGGTCTGGTGAAAGAGGGCGTCCCAGAGGTAAAGACCGATGTTACACCAGCTCATGAACATGCGGCGTGATTTCGGCACAGCGAGCTTCCGGTACTTCTGCCAGATCATGACATAAAGGCGCAAATACTCCCAGTCTGCGGGAAAGCGTTTTACTGGTGTTTTCTGATCCGCCTGGTCCTTCGTAAAGACGCAGTCAGTGAGGAAGGCCCAGGGGTCATTCCGGTATCTCTCATACTGGCGGAGAAGTTCTGCGCTCACCCTTTTTCCTGCTTTGCTTCTGGAATGTTAGCGGTTACCCACTCGGCTAAGGGGTCCGGCGCTGCGGGAGTCACATCAATAGTCTCGGGGAGGGCGGCGGGTACTCCCGCCTTAGCTGCTTCCTTCCTCTCATCAAGCGCCTTAAGGAGCTGCAACACGCCAGCACCTAAGTCATGCTCCGTCGCCTGCTTCGGCTTTCCGGTCACCTTCTCAAGGAGCCACTTACTTGCATCAAGACGCTCACCTGACTTAGCATCTGCGGCGCCGCGAACGACCTCAGTGAGGTAATCCATTGCGAGGGGGGCAGTCTGCTCAAAGCGCTTTTCGAGGCGGGAAAGCCCGGCGTCACGGCGGATCTGCTCAATCTTCGTCTGCACTTCAGGCTTACTGAGGATGATCGAGATTCGCCCCTCTGTGTAACCTAACTCGCGGGCAATCTGCCTCTGTGAGGTTCCGTGAGCGACCATCCAACATATAGCGTGCCACTCACCGGGCCACCTTTCTTCAGGAGTGAGGGCACGTGCTTGAGGGACCAGCGGCACATCCAACGGGTCAGGCGCCTCAGCAGCAGCGGAGGCAGCTTCCTCAGGCGAACCGGGGCGCGGCGGAGCCGCAGGAATGAAAGGATTACTCACAGGCTGAGCCTGCAACAGCTGCGGCACCCGAAGCAAGGCCAGTGTGTCACGGGGTAACCTGCTGAGACGCAGTGCAGAAAGTTGAAAATATTACAATTCGCCGGAACAGAACGGATATTAAAACACAACAGGCGCCTGGGGTCGGCTGGGGTACCCCCGGGGCTGCTTCGCGGAATGTTAGTACCTGTTGCTGCAGCGCTCCTCTCCGCCGGCGACAGCGACCCCGGGCGGCGCAGCCCGCCCAAGGCCGCACAAAGCCTGCGCAAAGCCCAGTGATTCCGCAGGTCCCGGTACCATACGTGTCTAGACTCATAGACATGAAATCAGGAAAGGTAGCGCTTCGGCTTGCTAACGACGCGGCACGGAAAATGTCCGGCTTGTGGCTTGTGGGCTGGCGCAACCGCAAATATTAAATTCTCATGACGACGTGCATTGTCTGAATTAGTATGCTTGACTTTTTTTTTTTTTTTTTTTTTTTTTT